ACGCTGAGGTGTACGGCAACGCTAGGGTGTACGGCAACGCTGAGGTGTACGGCAACGCTAGGGTGTGCGGCAACGCTGAGGTGTACGGCAACGCTAGGGTGTACGACGACGCTGACTATTTATTGATCGGTCGCATTGGTAGTAGATTTAGTTTTACGACATTTTTCAAAAATAAAGACAAAGGTATAACAGTGTCTTGTGGTTGTTTCTTAGGGACTATTGCCGAATTTAGAGCTAAGGTTACCGATACACATGGAAATAATAAGCACGCAAAAATGTATAACCTTGCTGCAGATATGGCAGAACTACAGATTTTAGGCGAAGAACATTTTGACAAGCTGAACACTAATAAGTCAGAACCGTTTTGAGGTGAGATTATGAATTGCGATATATGCCATAAGGATACAACGGCGGGTAGTCACGTAAACAGAGGTCGATATTTTGAGGTGCATATTTGCCCGAGCTGCTTGATGTGGTCAGATGATACACGGGCCGTGAAGGCACGGGAGATATTTAATAACTTTAAGAATTTGAGACTTTTGGAAGATATTAGTATAAGTAGCGAGCAAGAGTGAGGACAATGAAAATGTTATCGCTATTTAGCGGGGTAGGTATGATTGACCTTGCTGCCAGCTGGGCGGGAATAGAAACAGTGGCTTTTTGTGAAATCGAGGAATACCCGCAAAAAATATTGCAAAGGAGGTTTCCGGGTGTCCCAATTTACAGAGATATCAGAGAACTCACGGCAGAAAAACTTAAAGCCGATGGAATATCCAAGATCGATATTATCAGTGGAGGATTTCCCTGCCAAGACGTTAGCACAGCAGGTAAAAGAACTGGTTTCGTTGATAGTGAAGGGAACGTTACCCGCTCCGGTCTTTGGGGAGAGTATGCCCGGCTTATTTGCGAGCTTAAACCAAGATGGGTTGTGGCTGAAAACGTGGCAGGGTTACTGTCAATCTCTGCTGCCGGGATTCGTGGAGGAGGATTCGGAACTGTACTCCGAGACCTGGACGAAATGGGGTATCGTGTTGGATGGTCATGCTATGGAGCTTCCGATGTTGGAGCGCCACATAAACGAGAGCGAGTGTTTATTGTGGCATACTTCGGACTGTAGCGATCGACGCAGTCCTAAAAGCAAACAGCAAGGAGTAAATAATCAGGTAAAGGCATATTGGCGAACTCCGCAGTCGCATAATGGTGCACAAGGGCCTAAATCTAAGATGTTTTATGAAAAGTGTTTAAAAACTGGTCAGTCAGCAATAACACTCGTAGACCAAGTGAAAAACTGGCCAACACCTGCCGCTAGAGATAGTAAAGGAAGTAATTCTGCAAAACATTTATCAACGGGACATCATATAAATCAGTTGGCAAACAAGGTGAAACTGAATAAAACAGAAGGACAATTAAATGCCGATTGGGTTGAGCTACTAATGGGATTGCCTATAGGCTGGACTGACATCAATGTAGCAAAAGAGGATATTGAAAGTTGGCAGGGCTGGCCTGCTGCAATAAATGTAGAGCAATACGCATATGAACCGCCAAGAGTAATAGTTGGGCAAAAAAACAGGGCGAAACGACTAAAGGCGTTAGGTAATGGTTGTGTGCCGCAGCAGGTATATCTTGTGTTGGCGGCAATTGTGGAGGTAGAAAATGAAGCGTGAAGCAGTATACACATTATTATTTATCTTTGCTGCAGGTTTCCTATGGCAGCTCGGTTGTGCTTTAGCTGAGGTTTTTGTAGAGTGGCAGATCTGGAGATAAGTTAAAACGGCCGCGCATACTAACTATATACAAGCATAAAGGGAAGTATACCCCTGCGGAGGTGATTAGCCCGTAGGGGGCGGCCTTTTAAATATAAGGAGTTGAAAATATTGACTGAGTTACTGATAACGATACCGGGAGAACCGTGCGCACAAGGTAGACCGAGGTTTAGTACAGCAGGAGGCTTTGTTAAAGCATATGATCCGGCAAAAAGCAGGAACTACAAAGCATATGTAAAGCTTATTGCGCAGGAAGAAATAAAAAACCAAGGCTGGAAATACACAGAATTGCCCTTAGCGGTCACGATAACAGCTTACATGAGTATTCCGACAAGCAAGTCTAAAAAGTTTAAACAGGAGGCTATTTTAGGCGGAGAGCGTCCCGCAAAGAAGCCTGACACCGATAATATATTCAAGTGTATTACAGACGCCCTTAGTGGTATAGCGTACAAAGACGATAAGCAGATAGTAGCTGCTACAGTTAATAAGTGGTATGCAGAAGTACCGAGAGTTGAAGCATTGATAAGAATTATTTAGGACGGTGCTGTTAATGGTTAATGTAAAAGTAATGCTAAATTTAATAAAAGATGAGCCAGAAGATGCTTATATACCAATAGTTAAGCCAGAGCTGGTGGCTCTGCTTAAAGAAGTGAAAATGCTGCGGTATAAAAATAGCAAACTCGGCAGTCAAAAGGCGAAGCTGAAAAGAGAGAGGAAAAGGGAGAATAAATAGCATGGATTTTATTTATTTACTAATGAATTGTGCCGTTACAGCATTTATTATTGTGGCTATAGCGTCGGCTTTTTGGTTTATATTGGTACTTCTGACTGACAGCAGTGACAGACATAGTAATTTATATGTCATTACTTGCACTACAGGGGCTGTAACACTTATGTTATTTGGAATAGCATTGCTCACAGGAGGGTTGAAATGACTAACTACGAAAGAATTAAAGCTATGAGCCTTGAAGAAATGGCAGCATTTGTTGAGGCAGCAGGCAGAAATACGTGTCATAAAATATGTGTTTACAGACAAGGGGGCATGAAAAATGTATGAAATAGGACCGAATTTATCAATGGTATTAATGGCTATATTGACCGTAGTTTTTATAGCTGTTTTTGGATATTTTGGCACAAGAAGGTGAAGAAAAATGACTAAATTAAAACCTTGTCCGTTCTGTGGTGGGGAAGCGTTATTAAATGAATTCCCTGTGCGAAAAGGATATGAAGCAAGTATCCAGTGTGATGGTGGCGGTTATTGTTTTGCGCTAATGACAACTATTACATATGATTTCCCAGATCAAGCACGAGAAGCCGTTATAGCAGCATGGAACAGACGGGACGGTGAATAAAAATGGAAGAAGAACAATGCCCTTGTGATGATTGTGACACTACCTGTGATTACTGGGACAGTAAATTCTGCTGTACATATTGTCGTTGGCAGTATGGAGACATTGAACCTGACTGTGAGAATTGTGACCCGATGGATATTTGAGAGGACGGTGAATAGATTATGAAAACAGTAATAGCAACAGTTATTGAAACAAATGAGTATGAGATCAAACTAGACGTAGAAAATGACGCTACAGAGGATGAAATTAAGGATGTTATAGAAGAAGCATACATGGATGATGATCATAATATGGACATAGTTAATAATACTTATGATATAAAAATAAAAAATAGTAGGTGAATAGATAATGAGATTAATAGATGCGGATGCGGCAAAAGTGGAATTATTAAGAATGGTTGGAGATATACACGGTTGGGGTGAGTTTTTCGACGGCATTAGAAGTGGTTATCAAAGTGCTGCTGATAGGCTTGATACAATGCCTACAGTAGAAGAGCGTAAGCATGGGCATTGGGAAGGGGGCGGTGCTTACTACTGTTCTAATTGCAACGCATATGCCGCAACAGATGTATTTGGCGGCGGGTTGGATATTACTGAACAGCATTATTGCTATAACTGCGGGGCTATTATGGACGGTGACGAAGAATGAGACTAATAAACTTAGACGCACTCAATAAATATCCAATACGCCGACATCGTTGCGACAAGAAAAACGCTAATCCCCATTTTATCAACGGCATTGAAAGCGTACTTGAATATGCGAACGAACTGCCAGTAGTAGAAGAACGCAAACATGGACACTGGAGAATTGAACCTTATTTGCTTGAGAAAACTGGTTGTTGCAGTATATGCGGGGAACAGATCCGTATGCCACACGAAATATACAAATACTGCCCTTACTGCGGGGCTATTATGGACGGTGAACCCGAATGAACATACTAAAGTTAGGATGATTAAGGAGTGAAGACATGAATTATCCTGATCTAATAAAATGGATATTTGAATTTGTATATGAACATTGGATGTTAACGTTTTTGTTTATATTAGCTTTAAGAAGGTTTAGTATTTTTACAATAAATCTATCGAACTTTATAAAGAAAAGCTAGAAGGAGACTGATATGCTAATAGAACTGTTACGAAAGCATACAGAGTGGTATTTTTTGAATAGGAAATATATTCAGAAAGCTGTTGATGATGAAAGAGAGCAGCGTACTGCAAAGAAAGGGCATACTGGGGGTGGAGGTCATGCTTTTATCAGTAATCCAACAGAAACATCTGCACTAAAGAATATTGAACCGATCAAGATGATTTCGTGGGGACAAGCCCCTTATCAAACTATAGTAATAAATCCTGAAGCATGGCTTGAAGTAGTAGCTGAGACGTATAAGGTTCATGAGAAACAAGCAGCAGGAGATGCTATGTTCCAGCGTTATGAATATAATAAGTCGCCAGGAGTAATTGCTGGACTAAAAGGTATGAATAGAGATACTTACTACGAGCTTCGCGAAGAGTTTTTAAACGATGCTGTCGTTTTAGCACTCGAAAAAAATTTATTGAGAATTAAAAATGTATCCGACAAATTACCTGTTCTGATGAGTTAAAATAGTATTATAAGTAAGTAGGCTTACAACAAGCTTGGGTTTGAGAGTAATGTAATCTTCAATGGTACTCAAACGCGGCTTGCAGCAGTCGCACTGATAGTGTATAAAATGTCGCAAGGAAACCCAGTAACGGGATGCTTGCAAAGGTGAAACGTTCAAGCTTAGCGCTTGGACACTGCCCTGCCGTTGGGGTGATACAGCGGCATATTTAATTGAGGTACGAACATGTTAAAGCGAACGCTAATGTTTTTAGTAGCCCTAACCTTGATAGAGGGATATTGGAAGGCTGTAGAAAGAGCTATAGACGGCTATGTAACAACACGACCAGTTGATCTTGTTATAGGCGTAACATGGGCAGCAAGCGTGGTGTGGTGTAGTAAATAATATTGGAGAGTGCTTAAAAATGAAATATAAAAAGAAACCAGTATCTGTAGAAGCATTTCAATTTGATGGTGATTTAAAAGAAAGCGATGGCAAATATTATGTGCCAGAGTGGGCGGTAAAAGCATTTGAAGAAGGAATTTTGTACTTTGATGCCTTAACTCCAGATACTCCACCTATTGAATTGTTTATTAGAACTCTTGAAGGTACGATGCATGCGCCAGTCGGAAGTTATGTTATACAAGGAGTACGTGGAGAAATTTACTGCTGTAAAGAAGATATCTTCCTTGAAACTTATGAGCCTGTCTTGGAGAGTGATTAAATGTTAGTAAAAGAACTAATAGAAAAGCTCAAGGAAATGCCTCAAGATGCACTGATAGTAGTACCTGGCGATGGTGATTTTGCCGTTGCCGAGTGGGTAGAATTAGAAAAGGAAGAGAGCGCGGATCGCTTTATAGAAGATGCAAATCAAACTTCAGTGGTATCGATAACTTAATAATAGCCACTTAACTTACACAAATAATTTAGTCTTAAAAAGCCGATAAAACACGGTAATATATATCAGAATTTAGCATATAACTTAATATAAAGGCACTTAACTTCGGTTAGGTGCTTTTTTATTTGCAAGGTGGTGATGGAATGAAGATGAACCTAACTAGCAAGATCAGGAAGATAATAAAAGCTTTAGAAATGAAAGGCTTTATATACCTCTATTCAAGGGAGCAAGTATATAGCCAGAAGCTATCTAAGGTATGTACTATGTACAGAATAGATTACCTCATGCCATGGGGAGAATACAAAAAGAAATTCCCAGACAAGGCAGAGCGAAAAAAGAATAAGGGTGTAAGCGTTAGGGTAGAAATGGCTCGGTCATTTAGAGAAATAGCTATTCTGTATTATTTGGTGAATGTATTAAAGGCAGGTGATAGTAGTGGATGAGATCAGCCAAGCACAGAAGAATTTTGTTGATTACTTTATAGAGAGTGGGAATCAAACAGAAGCCTATAAAAAGGCTTATCCAAAGTGTAAGAATGATAATTCAGCGGCAGCTAGTGCTAGTAAATTGCTAAGAAATAACAAGGTAAAGCAATATTTAGATGCACGAATGGCAGCAGTTGATAGTGATAAGATTGCTACAGCTGAAGATGTTCTTGAATATTTAACAAGAGTAATGCGTGGAGAAGAAAATGACCAGTTTGGATTAGATGCTAGCTTGAGTGACAGGACTAAGGCAGCAGAATTATTGGGTAAGCGATATATGCTGTTTAAAGAACAACTAGATGTAAATCTTGAAGGCGATATTGCTGGTTTAATTGCTAGCCGTCGCAAGAAGGGGGATAGCGATGTCTAGAGTTGCTTTATCAGAAAAGGATATAAAGGCATTAACAGACTTTCTTGGAAGTGTCAGTAAAGATCCTTTGGAATTCGTACGGCTTGCATTTCCATGGGGAGAACCAAATACTCAACTTGAAGATAAAGAAGGACCAGATATATGGCAGATAGAACTGCTGAACGATATCAAAGAAGGATTAAAAACGCCAGATCAGGTTATCCGTGAAGCCGTTGCATCTGGGCATGGTATTGGAAAGTCTGCTATGGTGGCATGGATTATTCTGTGGGCTATATCGACACATGAAGATACAAAGGGTGTTGTTACAGCTAATACAGATACACAACTCAAAACAAAAACTTGGGCAGAGTTAGCTAAATGGTATTACTTGTTTATAGCAAAAGATTTGTTCACTTATTCTGCAACAAGCATTTATTCTAACCAAGAAGGTCATGAGAAGACATGGCGTATAGATGCAATACCATGGAATGATAGTAACCCTGCAGCGTTTGCGGGTTTACATAACCAAGGCAAGCGAACTCTGGTTATATTCGATGAAGCTTCTGAGATATCAGATATCATTTGGGAAGTAGCTGAAGGTGCAATGACAGATGCTGATACCGAAATCATTTGGTGTGTGTTCGGAAATCCTACTCAGAGTAGTGGCCGCTTTCATGCTTGCTTTCATAAAAATAGAAGTTTATGGAACCGCAAACAAATTGATAGCCGAACTGTTAAGATAAGTAACAAGGCTGAACTTGAGGGTTGGCGGGTGCAATATGGCGAGGATAGTGACTTCTTTAAAGTTCGCGTCAAGGGCGAATTTCCTTCGGCGAGTGAGAAGCAATTTATTAGTACCGCCTTAGTTGATGAAGCAAGACGTAGGACATTGCATGAAAAGCAATTTAGATTTGCTCCTGTGATTATAGCTTGTGATCCTGCATGGACAGGCGGAGACGAAACAGTTATTTATCTTAGACAAGGGCTATTCACAAAAAAGCTCTTTGCGACTACTAAGAACGATAACGACATTGAAATAGCAGGTATATTAGCTAGATTCGAGGACGAATACAAGGCGGATGCGGTGTTTATTGATTTAGGCTATGGTACAGGAATCAAGAGCGCTGGTGACGCATGGGGCAGATCGTGGACACTGATTGCTTTTGGTGGGAAGCCAAATAGGCAAGATTGCAAAAATAAACGTGCTGAGATGTGGGCTAATATGAAAGATTGGCTGAAAGAAGGCGGGGTTATACCAGAGGATGACCAGACTTTAGCGGATGATTTAACGGGTCCTGAAACAGTACCTAATATTAGCGGGTTAATACAACTTGAAAGTAAAGAAGCTATGAAAAAGCGAGGTGTTCCCTCTCCTAATAGAGCGGATGCACTCGCTTTAACTTTTGCGCAATCTGTTGTAAGCAGAGAACAGGCGATAATAGAAGCACAATTTGATAATAGCCAAATGGTTTATGATCCGTTTGCCGGTATGTGAAGGGAGGTGAGACTATGCATAAGATTATAATGCAGTTACATGGTGGCGGCGGAGGTGGCGGCAGTGTTGACCCGATCAAACAAAGCGCACCTGGAAGCACGGCTGCTGCCACGATTGATAACGCTACAGAGGGAGAGCGACAAAGCCTGTTTGAAAAACTCTCTAAAGCCCGTGGTAGGAATTATACAAACAAAACTGGTGGTCAGATTACTTCGGATAGTGTTAAGAAAATGTTGTTGGGAGAATGATTATGAATATCAAAGATATGCTGCTAGACAGCGATAGATTAAAGCGAAAACAACATACCATTTCCCAGCTATACACGTTACGCAGTCAATATGAGCCAACATGGAAAATGCTTAGCCGGTATATCAATCCAACACGAGGGCGATTTGAGGTGGATATTCAAAGTACAGAAGGTCATCGACGTGACGAGTATCTTATAGACCCTCACCCTCAAAAAGCTGTTGGTAAATGTGCAGCAGGCATTCACAGTGGGTTAACATCGCCGTCAAGACCGTGGTTTGAGCTTGGTCTGCAAGACGAAGAAAAAGCTAATTATCATACAGTCAGAATGTGGCTCGATGACTGCCAGGAGATTATGAGCAGCATTTATTCTAAGAGCAATGCTTATAATATGCTGCAGCAGATTGAGGCAGAGATGGCCCAGTTTGGTACAGGCGCCTCTTTGATGCTGGAAGATTATAACTACGGCATATGGATGCGGCCTTATACCTGCGGGGAATATGCAGGCGGTGTAGATGCAAGAGGCAGGGTTTATGTATTTGCAAGGCGTTTTAGATTGAGTGCTGAGCAAATCGTAAAAGAATATGGGATAGATAATGTATCGGAAAGCGTGAAGTCGGCCTATAAAAAAGGAAATATAACGACATACTTTGACGTTGAAATGCTGATAGAGCGCAATGATGATTATGATCCTAATAAATTGGCTTTAGGTAATTTCCCGTGGCGCTCATATCACTATGAAAAAGGTGCAAACGATAAGTTTTTAAAGATATCCGGTTTTAGAGAATGCCCATTCCTTATGCCGCGCTGGACTTTGATTGCCAATAGTGTATATGGAGCAGGTCCAGGACATAATGCTTTAGGTGACTGTATGCAGTTACAGAAGATTGAAAAGAACAAACTTAGAGCTATCGATAATGCAGCAGACCCTGCAATGGCGTTTCCTGCCTCAATGAAAAAGCTTGATAGAAGGCCAGGAGGACTAAATTATTATCCTGATGGACTGGCGCAGCAGGCATATCCTCTCGTAGACCCAAGGGCAAAAGCGTATGAAGGGATTGGGGCTTTGTCCCAGGAAAAAAGGCAGTCAATATCTGAAACATTTTATAATGATTTGTTTATGATGATTGCATCTCAGGACGGACCTCAAATGACTGCGCGAGAAATTGCAGAGCGACATGAAGAAAAGCTTTTGATGCTGTCGCCGGTACTTGAGCAAATGCATAATGAAGTCCTGGAACCGATGACACTTCGCACTTTTGATATTTGTTTGAGGCATGGGTTGTTTCCGCCTATGCCGGAGGAAATTGACAAAAGCGAATTAAAAGTATCCTTCATTTCTATCTTGGCCCAGGCTCAGAAAATGGTTGAAATACCTGCTATTGAGCGTACAGTTGGATTTGTTGGTAATCTTGCTGCTGCTCAGCCTGAAGTGCTTGATATCATCAATCTTGATGAAGCTGTACGAGGTTTCGCAGAATCTACTGGCGTCAAAGAAAAGATAGTGCGTGATGAAAACGAAGTAGCTGAACTTCGCAAACAACGTGCTCAGGCACAGCAGGAACAAATGCAAGCTGAACAGATGGCTGCTGCTGCGCCTGCTGTTAGGGATTATGCTGATGCGGCTAGGTTGATGAGTGAAACCCCTGCTAATGGTGGCAATGCATTAGATCAACTTCTGGGAGGCGGGATTTAATGAAAAACAAAAAAATGAATATGCTTGCACAACAAGCGCTGGACGACTTGGACGTTATTATGCGGACCGAGAACGGACGGCGTTTTATTTATGCCATTTTGGAAAGCACAGAGGTCGAAACAGCGGTTTTTTCATCTGAGCCATACTTCAATGCCTTCTTATCAGGTAAACGTGCTGTAGGCGTTGATTTGTTAAAGAATATCCGGATGCTGAACGATGGACATTCTTTGGAAATGCTGATGCGTAATGAAGCAGAGAGCGCTAGACACCCTCCTGATTTAGAAGATGATGACCTTTTTAAAGTAGATAACGACATAGCGGAGGTAAAACATGAATAAGTTTACACAAATGTTTTTTGAAGCAGATGGTGCTGGTGGAGGCGGTGAACCTGCTCCCTCTGGTGACCCGTTTGTAACAGAACCTGCTCCGGCAGTTGAGCCGAGTGGAGAGCCAACGCCTGCAGGTGACGGTGATCCTGTAACTACACCTAAAAATGTATTTGATGATCCTGTGCAAGAGCCTGTTGTTCCTGATAAATATGAGTTCAACCTACAGGAAGGGCTGGAACTTTCGCCTGAACTGGAAGCTGATTTTACAGCGATTGCTAAAGACGCAAAGCTTACTCAGGAGCAGGCTACTAAGCTGATTGATTTGCATAGCAAAGTAGTTTTAGACGTTATGCATAAGCAGGAGGAAATTGTAGACGGTTGGACTGCTGAATGCCAAAAGCAGGGGCTTATTTCTCGTGAGAACATTGCTGCTGCTAAATTAGCTGTTAATACTTTTGGCGGTGGTGAGGCTATGCAGGTACTTGTAAATACAGGTGTAGCCAATCATCCGGCAATACAAAAAATGCTGCAAAACATTGGAGGCTTGCTTATGGAAGACCAACCGCCTGATGGGCAAGCACCTAAATCTAAGGAACTGGGCGACGCCGAGATGTTTTTCCCCGGCGGCGGGTTCAAATAAAAATATTAAGGAGTGGTAAATAATGCCAGATTTGACAGGTTTCGCAACCCTTCAAGACTTTGCGTCTCGTCAAGGGTTCGACAAAAAGTATCAAAGAATTATTGAACTGCAAAGCAAAACAAATAAGATTTTAAAAATTATGCCGTTCAAAATGTGTAACTCTAAGGACTATGAGGAAGCTACATTGCGTTATTCTCTGCCGGAAGTAGCGTGGAGAATGATTAACCGCGGGACTAAGCCGAGCAAGTCTAAAACTAAGCAAGTATCTTTTACTTGCGGCGAGATGGAAGCGCTGGCTGAAATCGACGAAAAACTTGCACGAAAGAACAATATGCAGGCTTCTTGGATGATGAGCGAGAATGCTGCCTTTCTTGAAGCAATGAACCAAGAAATGGCGACTACGCTTTTCTATGGCGATGAGAAAATCAATCCTGCAGGATTCACTGGTTTAGGCGCTTATTTTTACAGTAAGACTAATCAGGAGGATATTTGGGCAGATCAAATCATTGATTGTGGTGGCAAGGGTGATAACCTGACTTCTGTATGGTTTGTAGGCTTTGGAGAGCAGCAGGTATACGGCTTGTTCCCAGAAGGCGACACCGCAGGCTTTACTCATGAATATTTGGGTAAACAAAAAGTAACAAATGATAGAGGTGAGGTATTCTTTGCTCATACCAATAAATATAATTGGTCCATGGGCCTTGCGGTTAAAGATCCTCGTTATGTTGTGCGTTTGGCCAATGTTGATTTAAAAGATCCTGCTACTACTACAATCTTCGACAAATTGATCGAGGGTTATTATCAGATTGAAAATCCTGATAATGTCAATTTGCAGATCTTCTGCAATAAGCAGTTTGAGGCTTTTATGGCTAAGGCTGCACGTAATGACAAAAATACTATGCTGTCTATTGATACAGTTGAAGGAAAACCTGTTGTTAATTTCTGGGGCGTTCCGTTCCAGCGTTGCGCAGCTATTCTGAATACTGAATCTCAGCTTGTTTAAAAAGGAGGAATATAAAATGGCACGTATTGATGCTCAATTATTGCTGTCTGAGAATCAGGCCGTTACCGGCACAAACGCAAACAGCAGTGTTATTGATTTAGGAAGTACAGGCGGGTTTATGCATCCGCTGTACTTTGACGTAAAACTGACCACACCAATGACTTCCGGCAAAATTACTAAAGTAAAAGTACAATCTGCTGCAACTGAGGGGTTTGATAGTCCTGCTGATGAGGTTGAGGTAAGTGTACCTGATTCTCTGATTCAAACAAGGGCTTGTACTGTGGCACAATTCTTTTCTCCAATCAAATATGGTAATCGTTATATTAGATTGGTTTACACAGCTAGTGAGGCTGTGGGCGGCAAGGTCTTTGCTTATATGACTGACGGCGTCCAGGTAACTTTATAATGGCTACTTATAAAGTAAAGCGTAATTGTTTTACTTTGGGTCGTATGTATAGGAGAGATGAAATTGTAACCCTTGCTGATAACATTAAAGTTCCGGAACACTTCGTGAAACTTAACGTGTCGGCTATAACAGCTCTCCATCATGATGAGCCGCGTTATCTGCAATATGAAGCAATGAACTTTAATGATTTAAAAGAATTGGCCAAAGAACAGGGAATCAAAACAAGTCAGAAATCCAGGGAAACTATTATTAGTGAATTAGTGGCACTGGCTCAAGAATAAGAATAGCCGGGGGCATATGCCTCCGGCTTTCTCTATAACAGGTGGTGAAAGTATGGATAAAGTTGAGATTTGTAATATTGCTCTTAATCATATAGGCGTAGCTACAATAGAGCGGCTTGACGAAGCAAGCGAACCAGCACGAGTGTGCCGGCGTTGCTATGATTATGTCAGGCAGGCGGTTTTGAGAAAATTCCCGTGGACATTTGCAACAAGAAGCGTGCAGCTTGCCGCGCTTGCCGATGTTCCTCCTAACTGGAAATATGCATATCGGTATCCTGCTGATGCAGTGTGCTTGAGAATGATGTACAATGAGCAGTTCTGCGGACTTCCTAGAGACAATCAGTACAAAATTGTTTCTGATAAGCAGGGGAAAACCATTTATACAAACGTTGGTAATGCATGGATTGAATATACAGTAGATGTTACTGATGCAGATTTATATGACGCTCAATTTGTAGAAGCGTTTAGTTGGAAATTAGCAGCAGAGATTGCTTATGCGCTGACAGGTAAATTAGATTTGGCTCAAATGTGCATTCAGGCATACAATGCATATTTTTCGGAAGCAAGCGCAGCAGATGCGGATGAAGAGAATTTGCTGGACCCGCATGTCGATAGATTAGCGGCGGCAAGATTTACGGGGGCATAATTATGGCACTCTATCAATTAAAGTCAAGTTTTGCCGGCGGTGAATTGTCACCGTCAATGTATGGACGTACAGACATTGCTAAGTATGATAGCGGAGCTGCTACGTTAAGAAATTTCTTAGTTCTACGCTATGGCGGTGCTGCTAATAGACCCGGGTTTAAATTTATAGCGCAGACTTATAATAATAAAAAGGCTGTGCTAATACCATTTATGTACAGCACAGATCAAAATTATATTGTTGAAATTACTGCTGGCAGATGCCAGTTTTATACAGATGGTGGTATTGTTGTTAAAGAAGATGGCACACCATATAGCATAGAAAACTTTTTTGCTGATAAAGATTTAGAAGATGCTGCAAAAATAAAATATACACAGAGTGCTGACGTGCTTTTCATTGTTCATCCTGCACATGCACCAATGACACTTACAAGATATGGAAGTTTAGATTGGCGCTTTGAGGCAATGGATATTACAGGTGGACCTTTTGATGCTTCTAATTTTAATAGTGCTTATATCGTTACAAAAACGCAGCAATGGACTACTCCGGGAACATACACTGTTCATATTCCAGCAGGAATAGATTCTATAGAATATAAAATTGCTGGTGCAGGCGGTGGCGGTGGCGGAGGAAATCATATGAGCCATGGACCATATTTATATGGTGGTAATGGTGGTAGTGGCGAACTGCTCACAGGGAAAATGACTGTAACCAGCAATAGTGACTATCAAGTGATAGTTGGCGCCGGTGGTGCAGGCGGTGTTGGTGTAAAATATAGTGACAGTCAGACTAGCGGAAAATCAGGAGGCAATTCTTCATTTGGTAATATTTCTGCCAGAGGTGGAGGCGGCGGATACAGAGCTACTACACCATCTTACTCAAGTAGTGATGGAGAATGGCTTGGCGGCAGTGATGGTGCCAATGGTACTTCATATGGTGCAGGCGGTGCAGGTGGTAATGGTACTAGCTGGAGCGGAACAGCAGGCAGCGGTGGTAATGGTTGGGTAGAAATTTTATATAGTGCGTCTATTGGTGATAACACAACAGTAAAAGCATCTGATGTATATGGTGATATAACCTTGACGGCTTCTGATGATATTTTTGCTAAAAGTGATGAAGGAAGCCTTTTTGCTCTAACTCACTTTTTAGAAACAGATTATAAAAAAGGGACACCAAGCAGTACAGGCGGAAATCTGCAGGTTAGCGTATTACCGAAATCCAATGTCTATGTAGAAAGTTTTGGTTTTTGGGATGGTAATTTTAGTTTGGAAAAGTATGACCCTGTTTCTTTGCAATGGGTAAACGTAAGAACACAGAGCGGGAACAGAAGCCAGAATTATAGCTTGACTGAGGAGAACACTTCTGAAAGTATTGCCAGTTACAGAGTTACTTCTACTGAATTCAATACAGGCGTTTGGGATGGTGAAAATGAAAAGCAAAGAGGTTATATAACCATTCAAAGCATTGGCGGAGATTATACAGGTCATGTATTGATTACTGAATATGTCAACCCTAAAGTAGTAAAAGGGATAGTAAAAAAACAGTTGGGTTCTACAGACGAAACCCGTGATTTTGCTTTTGCTGCTTGGAACGGGGAAAGGGGATATCCATCTGCAACGGGTTTTTATGAAGACCGGTTAGTATTTGCGGGAAGCAAAGGATTTCCTCAGACATTCTGGACAAGTAAAACAGGAGATTATTATAACTTTGGAACAAGCATTCCATCTGTCGATGATGACGGAATTACGGCTACTTTAAACGGTGGACAAATGAATGGTATTAAGGCGATTATAGCTTTTGGTGAAATGCTGCTGTTAACAGCTGGCGGAGAATTTAAAGTAAGCGGCGGAGGCAAAGCTCTTTCTGGAAGCAATGTTTTAAGTCAGCCACAGGAATACAGAGGAGTGTCAGATGTTAACCCTGTTACTATCGGCAGCAGGATTATTTATGTGCAGCACCAGGGCAATATCATACGTGACCTTGCTTATAGCTATGATGTCGATAAATATACCGGTGATGATTTAAATTTATTGGCTTCGCACTTGTTTGAAGGGCATAAAATAATATCTATGACTTATCAGCAGATACCTAACAGTATTGTTTGGTGTGTACGTGATGATGGATTACTTTTAGGGCTTACGTACATTAAGGAACAGGATATCTACGCATGGCACCAACATACCACAGCAGGCGGGAAGTTTGTTAGTGTATGTAATATCGGAGGATCAACAGAAGATAAGTTATATGCAGTTATTGAACGTGGCGGTCAGTATTATGTGGAAATAATGGAAAGCCGTGATAAAAGCACTAATGTAGAGGATCAGTTCTTCGTCGATAGTGGAATAACTTATGAAGGAGAACCGACCGATGAAATATCTGGACTTGAGCATTTAGAAGGGTATACTGTGGCGATATTGGCTGATGGGAATGTGCTACCCCAACAAACAGTTGAAAATGGCAAGGTTGTTCTTGGTAACAAATACAAGAAAGTTCATGTAGGGCTGCCTATTGATGCAGAAATAAAAACTTTGCCTATAGATTTTACAGCGCAGGACGGTACATATCTAAGTCGTAAGAAGCGAATCGCTAGCTTTATCGCAATGCTTAAGGATAGCCGCGGCGGAGTATATGGAATGCGAGATGATGCTCTCGATGAGATTAAATGGAGAAGTAACGAAGCTTACGGGGAGCCAATAGCGTTAAAAACAGAAAAAGTTAAAATTGTCGTTAAATCAGCAAGCTGGTCAGAAACACAGCAGGTAATAATTAAACAACCTGATCCTCTGCCTATGACAGTCTTGTCGCTGATACCAGAAATAGAAGGGTAAGATGTATTATGACGAAATACGAATTTGCAATACCGACAAGAGCAGATGCAGTCTACATAGCAGCAAATTTAAAAGATAATAACCGTAAAGAACTGTTTTGTGCTATTGGTGATAATGCTTTAGATGATATATTGGGTGGGATAGAGCACAGCGTCGAGGTCGGATGCCTTAGAATCGATGGAGTACCGGCTGCAGTATACGGAGTTAGAAAACCGTCTATTATGAGCGACGATGTGCGCGTATGGCTGCTTATGACGCGAGAAATGGATAATCATAGGGTATTTGTCGGACGGTATACTAAAAAGGCTGTAAAAGGGCTTTTGGAAAGATATAGCAGGCTGTATAACTGGGTCAACGTTGGAAATGATGAGATCATCCGCTGGCTTAAATGGCTCGGTGCAAAAATACATGAACCGGAACCATATGGTATTTACGGTCTGCCGCACCATTTTTTTGAATTTAGAAAGGATGATGAATAATGGGCGTAGCAGCAACAATAGGTGCCACTCTATTAGGTGGCTTTATTACTGGTAGAGCACAGCAGCAGCAATATAACGCTGCTGCCCAGCAAGCTGAGGTAAATGCACAGATAGCTGATCAAAACGCAGATAAGCTGCAGGCACAGGCTGAAGAGCAATCCAAGTCAAATACCATTAACGAGGAAAATAAACGCCGTCGTATGAACGCTATGCTTAGCCAGCAAAGAGCCAATATAGGTGCGTCTGGTATAGCAGCTTCCGGCAGTGCGGCCAGTGCTTTAGCTGACAGTGCATACAATATGGAAACAGAGCTTGCTATCGAACGCTATAACTCAAGGCAAGGCGTTGAGAATATTTTTCAGCAGTCTACCGACCTTGTTAATCAACGTGATATCTATAATCAAAATGCACGCAATTACCGTAAAGCCGGTAAGCGTGCACTTATGAATAATATGCTTATGAGTGGGTTATCCCTTGCAGGTAGTTTATACAGTCCTAAGAGCGCAGGAAAGCAAGGTGCTTCCTCCAGTTCTTCAACTCCTAGTGTAACAACAGGTGCTACATATCAATTCAACAGTAGTGGAACTGGCTATAGACAAGGCAATTACAGTTATTTCCCGATGAAGCCGAAAACTTACTTCTAAAGTGAGTTGATGAAGAGAACATAGTTAAGTAATACGGACTGTACTTGTATTAATACGGACTGTGCTTGCATTAGGACGGAATGTATTATATAATAAACGAAAAGAGATAGTTTAACGTGTGGTAGCGTTAGCTCATCTCGTAACAAGAATGTGATTGAAAACGAGCCCGCGACCTTACGTTGGGCTTATTTTCTTGCTATTTTACGGCAAGAATAATGGTAGCCACGAGAATACCAAACGCTATCATTAGGGATAATGCTTGATATATGCTCATAGGATCACCACCAATCAGTTACGGACTGATAAGCCAACATAGTTAAACTATCTCGGACAACATTATAACACACCTTTAAGCGCTTAACAATTTGTTAAAGCGCTTTTTCTATACCCAAAAGGAGGCTAGAATATGGCAATCGACATTTTCCAAGTAGGGGCGCAGTTAGGAGCGCCGGCAAGTAAAGTATCTAATGTTCGCTATGATAACAGTGGGCAGCAGGCTGTTGCAAGAGAATCATCCCAGACCGGTAGAATTATTCAGGCCGGTGTTGAGCAGGTAAGAGAGCAGATCATAAGAACCGACGTTCTGCAGGCTAATAATGAGTATGTAAAACGTACTAACGATCTAAGAATGCAGTTGATGCAGAAAAAAGAAAAAGGTGCTCTTGACATTGTCGGTGAGTATGAAGCTGGTGAAAGAAAGATACGCAGCGAACTTATGGCTCAAAGTCCTCAAAGCGTAAAGTACGGCAAAGGTGCTATGTTATTTGATTACAGCACCCAGCAAACTGATAATGCTAATCGCAGAGTTTTGGGGCAATACAGAGCGCAGCAGTTTGAAGCCTGGCAGAATACTACTTTTGCTAATTCTATAAATAGTTCTGTTCAAAAGGCTGTTTTATCTCCTAATGACCCTGCAGTTATAGCCGATGTACAAAAAGAAATTGATTACGCCATAAATTCCAGATATGGAACATATGGAAGAGAAAGGCTTGATTTAGAGTATAGAAAATGGACTGGAGTATTAGGTCAGGCGTTGATAGACAGAAGTTATGCTAATGGCGATATAAATACGGCCGAAGCTTATGTTGAAAAATATGGTCCTTATATGGATCCGGGCGTAACGAGTGCCTATGCTAAAAATGTTTATGCTCGTAAACAAGAAGAACGGCAGTTTAACATGGGACAGAACCTTTATGCTACTTTTGGTGAGGATGAAGGCGCTGCACGTGATTATATCTTTGGCGATAATTTTTCTAATGAAATAGATACAAATGCAATTTTAAAAGCAGCCAATGGTGATATAGGTAAGAATTTTGGTGAAAATCAGTGTACTGTAGGCGTTAATCGCTGGTTGAAAGCAGGCGGGGCTAAAGAAGGAAATACGTGGGCACCAACCAATATGGAAGATGCAAAGAAAAATGGAGTGTTTTTTACCCAACGGAATCAGCTTCGAAATGGTGACATTGTTTATTGGGACTGGGAAGGTAATGATGACAGTGATCATGTTGGTATTTATGAAAAATCTACAGGGAAAGTTATTCAAGCTGGTTCGCACGGAACAGCGAAACTTGATTTAGATCATTATAAAGTTTTAGGGTTTGCTCATCCTATAAGTGCTGCTCCTACATTAGAAGATAAGCAGAAGGCCTGGAACAATTATGTGCAACAGGTAAATATTAATAAATCCATTAAAGCTAATCAGCAAAATATGATCATAAAAAATATAGAACAAAGATTATGGGACAATTTTAAAACAGGTATTATTGATTCGCAGGATATGAGAAATATGGTTTTTAGTGCTTCTGGTGGAGATGCGGATGTAGAACGGACGCTATTAAAATTCGGTGATGATTTAATAGGCATTCAGACAAAAGCTGCCGCTGCAGTATCTAATAGTGGCATTTATAAATCAATCAAGGATGCAATTACGAATAGCACTGTAACACCAGCCGAAGCAGTATCATTAATCAACCAAAACGCAACAGTCTTGGGTGAAGCAGATAGAAGCAGGTTATTGGCTTTTGCTAGAAATCAAGATCCAAGAAATAAGGATGTTGATAAACGTTTAGCTATTATAATTGATGAAACTATTGATGATAAAGTGGAACGCGGAGATTTGCAGGCTTTTCTGGATAATGCATTGCAAGATATTACTGACCCTGATGCAAGATTTGCGACAGGGAACGAAGTTCTAAAAGAGGCGTTTAAAAATCGTGCTATTTATAAAAGTTTTAACAGTAAGCAACTTGAATGGGGCTCTTTAAAGAGTAGCCTTTCACCTAATCTTTCCCCTTATATAGATATTTATCAAAAACGTAACGGCAATAATATTGATTTGGGAAGTGCAAAAACATTTTTTGGAGCTATAAACCCTAATGATTTATATCAAGTATCGGCATTGAAAAAAGTTACAGAAGAAAATAGGCCTATGGATATCCAGGAGCTCAATAAGCAGATTGCTGCTATAGCTTTGAGCAATGGTGTAGATGCAGCTCCGCATTTACTGGAGATGCCACAGCAGAATGAAACCGCAGTACAGCAAAATGAAAGTGCTCCCTGGTTCAGTGATTGGGGAGCCAGTGAGCGTACTGGTTTAGCGGCAATGAATTTCAGTGATGCTATTGAATCTATCAAACAACGTCACTTAGCGGCATTAAGAGGAGAAATTAACGAGGAGTGGTAATATGGCAAGGTCTGTATTGTACGATGTAGCAGCGGCAGGAAAGTTTATACCAGACGATTTAAAGACTAAAGCATTACAAGGAGCTAATGCAAATAATATATCGCTTCAAATGGCAGCTCGTAATCCTGATTATTATTTACCTAAAAACTTTGATTATGACTGGAATAAATATGAGAAGATCGCACCAAGAACAGCAGAGGCGTTAAAAGACCCTGTGCTTATGAGCGTTGCCGGTACTAAAGCTGCAGAATTTTGGGGCGAGCAAGAAAATAACTGGAAAAGTATTACAGCGCTGAAAAATGGTTTTAAGAATGTTGCTCGCAGCGGTTATGGTGCAGTTGCACTGCTTGCTGATTTGGGTGCAGATAAAAAAGATGTTGACTTGACAACGGAATCCAAGGTTTTTAGCGCAGATACAATAGGACGGCTTTTGTATGCTGTCGGTGGAGATAAGCTAAAAACTATTGGTACTGAAGCTAAACGCATTGGTGGCAGTGAAATATTTAAGCCGGAAGAAGTAAAGGCTGAAACTGCGGCAGGCCAGTTTTATTATGACTTACTGCAGAATGCACCACAATTAGCGGCACAGGTCGGCGTTGCAATCAGTACAGGCGGCTGGAGTGCTGCTGCTTTTATGGGCAGTCAGATTGCAGGCGGCCAATATTTAGATCTTACTGAAGCTGGGGTATCTAATGACAGAGCCAGAGCTGCGGCGTCTTTAAACGCTGTTGCACAGTCTGCTCTTGAAAAAGTGGGCTTGGGCAAAGTCATGGGAGCAGGAGCAAGAGCCGCTAAAATCGCAACTATGGGCGGTAAGGCCAAAGAAGTTTTTAAAACTGCATTGACAGAAGGCATTACTGAATGGATTCAGGAATACCCGGATGCTGCTGCTGAAATATGGGCTAAAAATGCGAATCTTTCCACTCAAGAGCAAATACTTAAATTTTATCAGGAATTTGGAGAAATCACTAAAAGAGGCGCTTATTCCGGTGCTATTGGTGCGGTGTTTGGTGGTCTTGGAGGTTCGGTAAGCATTGCCGTAGACCGTAATGCAAATAGAGTTATGCAGGAGCAGGCTGTACGTACTGCGGAAACGATGAAAAACAGTAAGGACGTAGATATTACCGCCAGCAAACTAGTACTGAACCAAACGACAGAAGAAAAGGCTTATGTAGATGCTGAAACCCTTTTTACATATGCGCAGGCAAATCCTAATCTGGATGTAAAAGATACCTTTGGTATAGAGGTTTCTGAACTGCAGGCTGCTGCTGTTCGTGGTGAGGATATTGAAATGCCAATGGGTACGTATTGTGCGGCAGAGGCTCAAAATCCTGGCTTTTTCCAGGCTGTAAGCAATAACGTAGCTTTTGAACAGGGCGGTTATACAGAAGAACGCGCCAGAAATAAAAAAGCTCTCCAAAGCGCTTATAAAAAAGCGTTGGAGAACGACGAGGAATTTAGAACTGCAGTTGATACTTTTAGAAATGAATTGACCGAAGCGGGACTAAATCAAAAGGAAACAGGTGACGTCCTGGCTATTTTAACCAGCCGTGCTATGATTGCTAATCCTGATGACCCTATGCAGTATTTCAGAGATAACCCTTTAAGCTTCAAACGAGTTGTCAGCACTCCTAATGGGCGATATATGCAAACTAAAAGCGCTAACGAAAAATTGCTTGAGGATGAAAATAACTTTTCTGGTATCGTAGATGAATATAAAGCCGGTACGTTGAACGAAACGAAACCATATAAGGTAATAACTACGCCGCTTGCGATAAACCTTGCAGGCGGTAAAATTTTGCCTGTAACTATTGACGGTGGCAGGATCAACCATATTTTTGAAAAACACTTTGATGGTATGACACCGGACCTTTTGAAACAATTACCAAGGGCATTTGCTGATCCTATAATGGTATTAGATTCTTATTCAGGGCGGAAGGTGGTAGTGCTGGATTTGAAAGATGCGCAAGGCTCTACTATCATTGTTCCACTTGATCTTGATGTAAGCCGTGACCGTTATAAAGTAAATGCCATTAACAGCGCTTATGGTAAAGGCGGTGCTAATGGCACAAATTATAATTGGTTTATTGAGCATAATATCAAAAAAGGCAGAGTTGCATATGTAAATAAAGAAAAAACCGCCAAGTGGTTACAGTCTGATAGCAGCGATTCCGCTATCAAAGGCACCGACCTTGACGGTTTTCTTAATAATAGTATACCAGATGAAAATGCACTCCGCAAGAGACGAGAAGAAATGCAGGGATACTACCAGACAGCTTTTCACGGAAGCCCACATAAATTTAATAAGTTTAATTTAGAAAATATCGGAACAGGTGAAGGTGCTCAGTCTCACGGCTGGGGACTGTATTTTGCTAAAGATCGTAGTGTAGCAGGGAATAGATATAGATTTATAGGAAAAGCAGCTGATAATTCTGTAACTTTTGGTGACAGGCCGATTATGGAATTATATGATTCCTTAGAACGTCAGGCCGGTACTATTTCAGATAATGCTGAAGCCCAGAAATATTATGATAAGATGGCACTGATTGAAGATATAGAATATAAGGGATCGACTGTTGATATTAACGAAGAAAATTTTTCTCCTGCAGCGGTAAAATGGTTTAAGAGAGAAATTAAACCACGGTTAAGAATAAAAGGATCGCTTATCGAAGTAGACATCCCAGAGAATAATGTTTTGCTGGATGAACAAAAAACACTTGCCAAACAGGATGAGAATGTAAAAAATCTGCTTAAAAATTTTTATAAATCATTAAGAAGCGAACAAAGAAGTGCAGTAAAAGAACAATTAAAACAGTCAGTGCGAAAAAATGAAACCAGCGAGGAATATTCAGAAAAAATTAATAAAACGAGAAAGATAGATTCAACTTTATCAAGATTAAATAAAATTCTTAAGCCGTTGCCAGATACAGCACCAAAATTTATACAAAGAGCAAAAGAGTTGTCAATGTCGGAATTAAAAGGAGAAGGATATGATATTGGACGACTGAAAACAGATCAACAATATTATGATAGTATCGTAAATTCTCTCCAAGCAGAACAAAAAGAATTACAAGCGGCTATTGCGGCAGAAGAACAGACTATTCAAGAGGCCTATAATAAAGAGTTAGAAACTATAGAGAAATCTAGAGGAGCAGGTCTTTTTAACAGTAATGCTATTACAGGAGATAATTTTTATGCAGCATTATCAGAAGTTTTGGGTGGAGCGAAAGAAGCATCGATTGCTTTAAATAAGGCAGGAATTAAAGGCATTACTTATTACGGTGATCTTGATGGGCGTGCTTTTGTAGTATTTGATGATAAATCCATAAAGATTCTTAACAAGTATAATCAAAAAGTTAATAACGATAAGAAAGGTTCTATCACCTGGGACGAAGAAGGTAAAGCAATTATCAGCCTGTTTGAAGGTGCTGATATGAGCACTGTTATTCATGAAGCTGTCGGACATTACTTTATTGAGAATCTCATACGTGAAGGGGCACTCCCTAATGCTACAGAGCAGATGAAAAAAGACCGTCAGACTATGCTTGATTATGCAGGTGTAACTAAAGACTGGGATAGCTTGTCGCAGGAAGAAAAAACAGCAGCACATGAACGCTGGGCAGAGGCCGCAGAAACTTATATGCTTGAAGGCAAGGCGCCCTCAAAAGAGCTGCAGCCGGTATTTAACAGGTTCAAAAAATGGCTGCTTGCTGTTTATAACGCCGTTTTTTCGGATAAGCGCAGTAAAAATGCTGTTCCAATCAACGATGAAGTAAGGCAGGTTTTTGACAGGATGCTGGCAAGTGAAGAGCAAATATCAGAAATGGAGCGTATCGACGGTTATTTTTCTGCTTTGCCAGATGTTGTATTAGATGCACTTTCAGAACCACGTAAGCAAATGCTGCGTAATTTTGCTGCTAAAGCTCACGATAAGGCAGTACAGTTATTAACAAAAGAAAGCCTTGTTAATTTCAATCAGGAGCGTAAAGACCGAATTCAAAAATATCGTGAAGATGTAGAGCCGCAGGTTAAAGAAGCGATTGCAAAACAGCCGTTATATATGGCTTCGGAGCAGATACTTGATATTGCATCTGATTTAAAAACGGCTAAGGGCATAGCTAACAGATATTTAGAAGGTAATTTTGATGAAAGTAAAATGGCAACTTTTGATATGATAGCTGAAGCTAATGGTTTTACTTCCGGTGACGAGCTGGCTAAAACGATTATGTCAGAACCATCTTTTAATGGTGCGGTTAACAGACATATTGATGAAATGGTGCAAGACGCCTTCCCTGATATTTACAAAGAGAGAGGGCTTGCTGAAGAAGCTGCACGTGATGCTATGTATAATGACGAGAGCGGTCTTTTGATAAATACAGAAGCACAGCTTATTGAGGATAAAGCACAAGGTTTGTTGAAGGGTCAGCGTGATGCTGAAACTCTTAGAAAACTTGCTGTTGCACGCAAGCAAACAGCTAAAATCCAGGCACAGATGGACCTGCAGAATAGAGTAAAATTAAAGGAGGCGTTGAATACCCAAAAGTATATTACTGCAGAAAGAAACGCTGCGGCTAAAGCTGCTGTGGCATTGGAAAATGATGATTATTCTGCTGCGGTCCGATATAAAAACGTCCAGGCGTTTAATCATGCTTGTGTAGTTGAAAGCGTAAGACTGCGTAATCAGTATGCTAAGTGGCAGAATTATTTCAGGAAGCAGGCTAAAGCTAAAAGGGAAACGTGGGGTAATGAAAGAAACTTTATTCAAGCAGCAGCAATTATGGAAAGGTTCGGTTATAAGCGTAAAGATTATTCTGATTTTGAAAAGACAGAAACTTTATCAGACTATCTGAATGATATGGATGATCTTTATGACAATGTTGCAGTTGCTGATTGGATAATGGATGAGAATGTTAGCATTACAAATCCTCGTGAACGTATGACGGCAAGCCAGCTTGAAGATATAGTAAATGCGCTTAAAAATATCAAAGCGATCGCTAAACAGGAAATGAGTATCAATGCTTTACAGAAAGGTGCTACCTATGCTGAATTTAAAGCTGAAGCACAGGAAACACTTAATAAGCTGAAAACTATCTGGAAACCGCAGGTTGGCGTTGCACAGCAGCCTACAGTAATGGAGAAGCTAAAAGCATCTTTACGCAGTACGGACAATCTTTTTGAAATGATGGATGACTGGCAGTATGGATTTTTCAGCAAACATTTTGGCGCAGCTATTCGAGAAGCGGCCGATAATGAAACAAGAAAAATTTTAGAATATGAGGAAAAAACAGCGCAGGCTTACAGGGAATGGCTGCCGGATAAAGCTGCAGAAAAGGCGGCCGATTATCAGGAAAAATATGACGAGCTAGGGACTTCTGTAGATAAGCACGTTTTATTAAAAATGCTTATGAATTTAGGCAACGAGAGCAGTGCCAGAGTATTGTGCAGCACTAGACCGGTAGGCTTTGAAAGTTCTGCCTTGTGGGTAGATGGCGATATCGTACAGACTAAAATCAATTTACTTGACTTCTTAGGGCGTAATCTTACTGAAGCGGATATAAAATATGCACAGGCTAAGATAGACATTGCAGAGATGTACTGGTCTGAAATGGAAGCTCTTGAAACTCGTTGGACAGGGTTTAGTCCTAAGAAAGTAGAAGCGTCGCCTGTAGAGCTGACGTTATCAGACGGCAAGACTGTTGTTATGCGTGGCGGTTATTTCCCGCTGATGCGTGACGGTGATACTGGTTCTAAACACGCTGGGCAAGAAGTTATTTCTGATACTGACCCCAGACAAGGACGCAATATTAGAACAATGAGCACTAGACGAGGCCATTTAAAAGAACGTGTTAAGGCTAAATATCCTGTTAATCTAAAACGTGGAGCAGAGTTTAATGTTGCTATGGATGCGATACATGATCTGTGTTTCCGTGAGGTTATGGGCGATTTCCGCAAAATTATGAACGATCAGGAAATGTATACTCTGATTAAAGAAAAATTAGGCCTGGCCGATTTCTCCGCCTTTAAAGAATATCTTGAACGTGCGGCAAATCCTCAAGGTACTAACAGCGGCTCTGTTGGTGAAAGCTGGATGGGCAGTGTTGCTAACTGGCTTAGGGCTCGTACTGTAAATGCTGCCATTATGCTTAACCTTAAAACTGCCGTTCAGAACTTGGGTAATCCCTTGCTTTATGGTAATGCTGTAGATGGTTTTGGATATAGTGATGTCGTTGCCGCTGTGAGCAATTACAGTATGAATATGCAACTTGCAGAGGGCTATAAATCGGCTAAGGAATTTGTTTACAGTAAATCCCCTTGGATGAAAGAAAGGTCTGTGCTTCCTGATATTTCCCTGCGGGATATGAAAGAAATGGAAAGCCTGAATCCTATAGAAAAGAAAGCTGTTGAATTTGGCACAAGATTGCTGGTCGCTACTGATAATCTTTCTGCTATTCCGGTATGGATGCAGGCGTATGGTAAAAAAATAAGGGCTGGTGCAGGCGAAGCAGAAGCTGTGGACTTTGCCAATACGGTTATTAGACGTACACTTGGCAGCAGCAGAGTTACGGAGGTTGCACCGCTTTTGCGTGGCGGACCTATGCTTAAACTGTTTACTACCTTCCAAGGCTTCTTCAATACACAATATAATCAGTGGGCCAGAGAGTACAATATCTTCTTAAAAGAAAAAGACATAATGCGTCTTACTTCGTTTGTGGGAGCTAAGTTTGTAATGTTTGTTTTTATAAACTTGATGTTGTCGCCCGAAGATCCATTTGAAGAAGATAAGGATGAATATCAAAAGATATCAAAAGAACTGCTTACTTACCCTATGAGTTTAGCCGGACCGGTTGGACAGGTTGGTAATGCTATCTGGAGCAGGGCTTTAGGCATGCAGACTTACGGGTATAGAATGACTGCAGTACAAGGCACGATAGAGCAAATGGAACGTGCTGCCGGTAAGGTACAAAAGGTTTACCAGGGCAAAGCAGATTATGACGAATTGGTTGAGCCTACTGCAACATTTGTTGGAACAGCATTAGGCGTGCCTGCACAGTTAAACAAATTATTCTTTAACGGATATGATATCTTGTTCAACGGTATGGAGCCGGAAGTTGGCGACATCTTTAGACGTAGGCCGAAAAAGGAACGGTAAAAGAAAACCCCCTCGAATTTGAGGGGGTTTATATTTTCTCAGAATCCATTGTTGTATCTATAAATTGCGTCATTTGCTTCACGGATAGCCGCAGCTTGTGCTTCTTGAATACGCTGGATATCATTGTTACAGTTTTCTACATATTTCTTTGCTTCTTCGACATAAAGTTCAACTTCATATTTGCTCGGATTGTAAGGTAAATATGAATTGAATTCTGGATACATTGACAAACTTAAATTAGATCCACCAAAAACATATGCAAACGCTATACTTGAACACCATAAAATAGAAATTATTGAAATTATTAGAATCCTTTTAAACATTAATTCTTCTCCTTTAATATTTGATTTGTTTTATATGCCTATATATTTTCCGTTGCCGTCACCAATTAAATTTAATAGGTGAAAAAATAATTCTTCACCTATAGATCCTGGAATAATAGGTTTTATTTTATAAAGTGGTTTATAAGAATCTTCTATTTGACCATTTTTATAGGCAATAATGTACAAATTTACTAAGGAAAAATCTTTTGTAAAAAAAGTAGTTTGTATTAAAATCTGTTTATTTTCAGAAGGTTCTACTCTTGCGACCCAGGCGGTTGCTTTTGTATCGTCAAATGTGATTGTTCCTCTATCTATAAAATAACCAAATTGGTTATCTGAATCTACCCAGCTCCAGCGAGCTGGATCTAAGTTATTGGCAGCACATAAATTTGTGATTAAAGAAAATACAAGAATTAAAAATAATAAAATTGTTTTTTTCATAATAACCCTTCTTTTATTATTTCGCACAATTAAGTTATTGGCTATATTCCTTTTACGCTGCCGGTAAAACCTATAGCAGAAGTTTGACCTTTTGAATTTATCCCAAAAAATAATGCCCAAATCGGATTATATTTATTATGATAGGCATACCAATAGGATACAATTCCGTTATATTCTGCTTTAGTGTTTTTAATAATGGTTCCCGGAGTTCCGTATTTAGAAACAATTAAATTTTCTGAAGAACCAATTGATATTCCTCTTATAGTTGATACGTTGGGCTTAGTACAAATAATTTTATATATTTTACCATAGTCATCTTTGTTTATAGTTGGCTTATCATTATAATTTAAAGTTATAATACCATTTTCAAATAATATAGTTGCTTCACTACTTCTGGCAACACCGTCACTATAAATATAATTTTCTGTCAGGATTTCGCCTAAAATGCGTGAAGCATCGTTAATAGTGGTATATTTTTCTGCTTGTAACGGCCCGCAATTGATCAAGAATAAGTCATCTACATTAGTGCTACCAGCAGCAATAACTTTGGCAGATAAATTGAAAATAGATAAAAAGATAAAAGCAAAAATAACAAGTGTAATTTTTTTCATAAATAATGCTCCTTTCTTGTCACAATTATATCACATTTATAAACGAAAATAAAACAGCCCGTAGGCTGTTTTAAAGTTAAGGTTTATTAAGGTATTCTTCTATGAATTTATTCAAGTCATTATCTTGATTGTCTACTATTATATATAAATCATCAATAATAGAATGTTTTTTTGAATCTGTAATGAATTTAAACTGACCTGAAATAAAAGCAAAAAGTCCGATTACGACTTCACTGTCTCTGAAAAATTTGAAAAGCAAATAACCATTCTGTGAAATAGGATCAATTGCGGTGAAATATGATTCCTGTTCTAAAAAATCATAATCATTAAATTGAGGGAAAAAGCTCAAAATAAAATCATTTATGATTGGATGTGTTGAATTAAAATGTTTGTTTTTATCCAAAGAAACCGGATTTCCATTGTCATCCAAAACCATTATTTCTTCTTTTAAGTCTTCTGGTATCTTTTTTATGAATGGAACACTTTCAACTTTAGGGAAGATATCCCAGTGAACCAAAGAATTCTGTGTATCGTATATTAGTTTTTCTACTAATTTATAGACTTTAGAGTCAGACTTTGATTGAGTATCTAAAAGCAGATAATCTAAAGTTACATTAAATAATTCTACAAGTTTTTTTAATAATTCTGGATCGCTAGGAATACTTTTTCCCGTTTCGTAGTAACTAACAATTCTCGAGGATACTCCTAACTTTATGGCTAAATCTTTTTGGGTCATACCCTTGGCTTCACGGAGTTTCTTTAGATTTTCACTGAAAGACATATTAATCACCACCTAAAGCAATTATAACAATAAGAACCATAAGACACAATATTTTTCTCAAAAAACATCAAGACGTATATTGACATAACTAACGTATTACGTTAAAATTAAAAGCAACAAACGAGAAAGGAGTATTAAAGATGAGGCCAACAATTGATTTTAAAGGTGATCTTGGAGCAGTACTTAGATACCACTGTACAAAAGTGGGCATTAGTATTGCTGGCTATGTCAAGGGGTTAGTGTATGATGATTTGTTAAAGAAGTATCCTAACTTACTTAATGAAACAAAAAAAGAAACTGTCACACGCTAACCGACCAAAGTTACCGTGACAGTTTCAAAGCAGAAAGGCGTACGGAAAACGTACTATTTCTTAAAATAGTATAGCATTTTTACGTATGCCTTTCAAGATATTTATTTTGGGAGGCATATTTTTATGAAAAACGAACTGAAGATTTTTGAAAACGAAGCTTTTGGTAAAGTTAGAGTAATTGAAAAAAATAATGAACCGTGGTTTGTAGGAAAGGACGTAGCGGAGGTACTTGGATATCGGAATACTCGTGATGCTTTAGCTAAACACATAAAAGTAATGCATAAAGCTGACGTCGCAATTTACGACGGCAGCCAAAAACGTAGCCATACAATTATTGATGAAGCGGGGTTTTATTCATTAGTCCTTCGTTCAAAATTGCCAGCTGCTGAAGCTTTTCAGGAGTGGGTAGTTGCTGAGGTAATTCCTTCTATTCGCAAAACTGGGTCGTATTCTGTAAATCAGGATATAAAAGCTAGAGAAGTAGAAGCTCGCTTAAATAACAGTCGTGCAAGAGTTGCATCGACATTCCTTAAAGTTGCTCAAATGACTGATCTGCTAGAATACAAACATATCTGCCAGCAGAAAGCAGCAGAGGTTTTGAGCGGCGTGCCATTACTACCGATGCAATCTATAAACGAAAATACTTTATCTGCTGATGAGGTCGGCAGAGAACTTGGAATCAGTGGTAATATGGTTGGCAGGATTGCGAATCAGCATAATTTAAAAACTGCTGAATATGGTAAATATTTTTATGACAAATCACGTCATTGTCAAAAACAGGTAGAAACATTTAGATATTATAGGAAGGTAATTCCAGTAATACAAAGTATTATTGATAATAAAAAAGTAGGAGCGTAATATAAAACAAGAAACACCCGCCGCACCGTGGAAAGTATAGCGAGTGTTTCAACCACCAGCCGAAGCTGATAACAATAGTATAGCAGTTTTCGGCTGGTATATCAAGGAGGATATACCATGAACGGAAACAGGTCGTCGTGTCCTGACGAAGAAAAAAGGGCATTGGAGAAATTTGTCGAAGTTGTAAGAAGCACATCTCAAGAAGAATTTGCAAGAAAATATATAAATGAAGATAGTGATAAAATGACAGAGACAAAAAGCGAGATCTCCACCGCTGATAGAAAAGAAGTAAAAGAATAAATCAAAGGCGGTGTAAATAATGAATAAAGTGCGGAAATCATTTAGGGAGCTGTTGAACAAATTGTCTCCGGCTCAGCTTGAAGAAGTAGCAGCCATAGCATATGAGATAAAGAAAGAACGTGAATCGTCGTCGAAGGTAGTTCGGTTTATGGATAAGTCCAGCCGGCGTTGTTATGATCAGGGGTATAAGCTTGGTCTGATGTTAGGAAATAAATTTTAAAAAGTTTCCGACAAAATGCCCTTTAACAAGAGTTAAAATAGTAATGTAAGGTTATTGGATATGAGAGCAGAGGCGATGTAAAAAAATTAAAAATGTATCCGACAAAACCATTATAAAAATGAGTTAAAATAGTATCATAAAGTTAGTTAGAACTTAATAGAAAGCGCTTACTTCGGTAGGCGCTTTTTTATTTGGAAGGAGAGGCTTATGGAAACAGTAAATGAATTGGAAAGAGCGGCAGATTTGGCTAAACTGCCGACTGTAGATGAGATTGTGAGAAAACAGTTGTCGCTTTTACATTTGGCAGCGGAAGCAGCAACGCCGTCGGAACTGCTAACAATCACTAAAAGTATGGCTGAATTGCTCAGCGCTGCCAATATGCAGGAAAAGAGGAAAAAGGATGCTCCGGCCGCAGTAAAGGTTTAAGGGTGGTGAGAATATGACGGTACAGAATACGACAGTTAAAGATATTTATGTTGGTAATGGAGCGACAACGAAATTCCCAATAACATTTCAGATGACGGATCATCCTGAATATATAAAAGTATATATTACAGGTGATGATAGCGTTGCCGTAGAAACGGAGAATTTTTCTGTTGATCTTGGAGCTAAAACAGTTACTTATCCAGCTAATGGAGATCCGCTGCCTGATGGTCACAAAATAACTATTTATCGTGAGCTGCCATTGTATCAGCTAATGAACCTGGTTAATCAAGGTCCGTTTTTTGCAGAGAATATTGAATTGTCTTTTGACGATCTAACTTTTATATGTCAGCAATTAAATGAAAAATTGAATAGGACATTATCTGCTGGTATTGATGTAAGTAATTTTAATAATACTTTTCCGGTAAAGGCTGGAATGAGTTTTAGAATCAATGATGCTGGTGATGGGCTTGTGCTGACGGAGGACCCTGCGAGAGTGTTACCTTTAGCTAAAGATGTATTAGAGCAAACGAAACAGGTCAAAGAGAGCGCCGTTAACGAAACAACAAATATTAAAAATACTGCAATCGAAGAGCTGACCGCTATAAAAGATGCTGCAGTAAATGAGACTACGGAAATAAAGGACGAAGCTGTTGCTGCTAAAAATACCGCTGTTGAAGCTGCTACTACTGCGGCAGAAGATGCTGCGCAGAAAACAGTTGAGAATATTACTACTGAAATAGATAGTAAAGTCGCTGCTGCCGAGGATTCTAAAAAGGCTGCGGCTCAATCTGCTTCAAGTGCTGCGGATAGTATGAAAGCTGCGCAAACTTCAAAAGAAGCTGCAGAAGCAAGTGCTAATAGCGCTTCTAGCTCAGCAACTACAGCTACAGAGCAGGCAGACAGAGCGCAGGGTATTGCTGATAGCTTAGAAGGTTTAGCTGGTATTACTGGTATAGCGACAACAGAGGAAGCTATTGCTGGTGTAGTTGATAACAAAGCAATGACGCCTTTAAAGGTAAAATCAGCAATAGAAGCACAAGTTCCAATTCAAACAATAATTAATTTAATTTATCCTGTAGGCAGTATCTATTCGTCTACAAATTCGACATCACCTGCTGATCTTTTTGGCGGCACATGGGATGCAATGCCTGCTGGACGTGTATTACTCGCACAGGGAACATCAGAATGGGGCGGAGAATATAAAGCCGGCAGTACCGGTGGTACAGAAGCAGAAACACTAACGATTGAGCAAATACCGTCGCACAATCACGATGCCGCTACGAATTCAACTGGTGCACATACGCACAACATCACTGTTGGTTATGATGTATCAGACGGTACCGGTTGGGGAAAATATCTGCCTGGATCTAATAATAAGCTAACAACGAATTCAACTGGTACACATTCACATACAGTTAATATCAGTAATAGTGGCGGCGGGGAATCTCATAATAATATGCAGCCATATATAGCGGTCTATATATGGATGCGCACGGCATAAGGGGGATGAACAATGCAAGATTTAATTGTTTATGACGGAAGTCAAGTCATTGTGCAGGCTAACGGAAAAACATATCAAGAAACAAAAGAAAAGTTCTTTGCTGATTACGGTAAAGCAGTAAATTATCAAACTATTGATTATAATCGAGTAACGCAAGCCTGTTGGTTAAATGGAAAAGCATTTCAATCCTACCCGAACACAGTATGCGAGGATATTTTAAATAGCATTGATAAATTGCTGGAAAAGCAGGAGAAACGTGAATATACAGTATTTACACTTGAAGAAATGAAAATAGAAAAAATAGCAGAAGTAAATACTTGGACTGCTACTAAAATTACTGGTGGTTTTATTTCTCAATGTACTGGTAAGCCTGTGAGGTATGATAGCGACAGAGATACTCAACTTACGATGCAGGGAATTGCACTGAATGTCAGCACAGAACGTTTTGCAAACGAATATCCTTTGGGATGTCCAGTCCGGGGCTATAAAGAAGGGGAAACTGAAAAAACAATACAGTATCTTAACGCTGCTCAGGTATATTCCTGGTGTGCTGATTTATCGTCTCATATAGGTGCTTGCAAGCAGCAAGGATGGATTAAACAGGCACAAGTAGAGGCAGCGTTAAGCAAAGAGGATTTGGACGCTATTATATTAGATTAGGCGGTGCAAAGATGGTTGAGATGGCAATGGCTTCTATAACAATCTTTAGCTTTTTATTTGGCATAGTAGGTTTTGTATTTAAGATTTGGATAATAAATCCTTTGTCTACGGCGATAGAGAACCTGCAAAAGACTGTTGACGCTTTAGCTAAGACTATTAATAGGGAGCAAGAACGTACAACAGATTTAAAAATAAAATTTGCTGAGATTGATCAGAGGGCAAAATCTGCACATAACAGAATTGACGAAGTTGGTGAACGGTTATTGCTGGTAGAAAACAAATGTAATAACTGTTCATGTAAGGATAAGTGATATTTATGTTTGAGAAAATAAAAAACTTAATAGTGAGTGCCAGAAACAAAGTAGCCTCAATGTCGCCAAAAATAATGGCTGTCATTGTAGGCTATTTTATTGCAGTCGTTTTGCTGGTACTGACCTATTACGCTGCGTGGATGTATATGTGGTTGTGGTTGGATAAGATTGTTATGTCTGATCTTCTAGCACTGATAAGAGAGGTTATAGGACCGGCTATGGTTGCATTTGTCACTTTCATAGCTACGAGTTTAGTAGATAAAAACGGGGACGGTGTCCCTGATCCATTTGAAAAGGAGGCAGAGAATAATGGGGACAGTAACAAAAAGAATCACTTTAGATGAGCTACGGCAGTTAGCAGCAAGGGCTAGAGGTAATATTGATAAGATTTATCTACATTGGTCAGCTGGTTATTATCACCAGTTTTTTAGTGACTATCACCTAAACATTGACAGCGACGGCGCTGTTATGGCGACAACAGAAGATTTAACTGAATATAAGGCACATACATGGCGGCGCAATACAGGGGCTGTGGGTATCGCTTTAGCGTGCTGTGTAGATGCTGTAGCTTATGCTGATGGTCGTGTCGACTTCGGCAACGTGCCACCGACAGAGTTACAGATAGATAGTATGGCAAAAGTTGTAGCTGTACTGTGTGAGGAGCTTGGATTGGACATTAATGCCGATACCGTAATGACACATGCAGAAGCAGCAGACTTAGATGACTACGGCCCGGCAACTACTTTTGAACGCTGGGACTTGTGGAAATTGCCAGATGTGCCAGGCGACGGAGAACTGAAACCAGGCGGTGATGTTATTCGCGGTAAGGCTATCTGGTGGCATCATAATTGGTAAAGATTGTATAAGGAGGTGACTAATATGGAAAAACAGCGTATTTTGATTTGGGCTGGTATTGCTCTTGCGATTTTGGTAGGGTGCATTACTTATTACAATCTGTAAGATAAAACCCAGCCACAGAATTAGCCTGTGCGTTGTTTTATCTCTAAAATACTAGGAAATATAAGTGGGAGTATAGAAAACGGCGCACAGGTTGATTATATTGAAAATAGAATTATCTTAATGATAATGAAATAAAATTTAATTTGAAAGAAGGGCAGAAAGTGAATGAAGAAAAACAAATCAGGTATAGCAAGTATCTTGTTATTAGTTTTGCCCTTAGTGCTGTGCTTATCATTTTCTTTAAATTGTTTTGCGGAGGAACTTCCGGAAACAATAACGATGTCCAGGGAACAGTTCAACGAATTGCAGACGATAATAAACAGACAGGAAAATCTGTTGATAGGGCTATCGAACACGTTGGAACTGCAGCAGATGAACTCGAACGAGCTGAAGAAGCTAATCGAAGAGCAGCGTTTATCTTATCAGAAGATAAGGAGCGAGCTAATGCTTGCGCAGGAATCATTGTCGAACTCCAAAAAAACAATAGCAGAGCAAAACAAATCCTTGCAGACGTTGAGCGTTCAAATGAAACAGGAGAAGTCCAGAAGTGAATTAAAGCAGAGGCAGAAGGCCTTTTGGGGATTTGCAGGAGGGGTATTAGTAGGAGCTATAGCAGCGAGCAGGTGATTATATGGATACTTGCCGTTTGCAGGCAAGAGATTGGCTTTCGCAGTCCACACGAAAGGAATTTGAAGCAATCATTTCAGAAGCTAAACTAACGCCGCGGCAAATAGAAATTATAGAACTCAAATTTATTCACGATCTTAAAAACTATCAAATAGCAATGAAAATAGATACGTCAGTGCAAACGGTCGAAAGAGATCTGCAGCAGGCATATAATTCGGTCAAGAAAGCATTACAGGCAGTCACATAATATTGTGGCTGCCTTATTTTTTATGCCTATATTAGGGAATTATGAGGGAATGTTGACGGATTATAAGAGCTGATTTAGGCGACAATATAAGTAAGAAACGGAGGCGATAACAATGTATGTAAATCCTTATGCTCCTGTTAATCCAGCAATGATGGGAGTAACTCAGCAACGTTTAAATAATTATCAAGCTCAAATGCCGCAGATACCGGCATATCAGCAACAGCAGTTTGTTCCACAACCGCCTATGCCCCTGATGATGAAAGGGCGTACAGTTGCAAGTTTAGACGAAGTAAAGGCTGCCCAAATTGATTTAGATGGAAGCCTGACATATTTCCCTTGTCCGGCCGATAATTGTATTTACGCAAAAGCTATTGATATGAATGGTATGCCGGTTATCCAAACTTATAAACTTTCGTTTGAAAAAGAGGCTATACCTAAACGTTATGCCGATGCAGAAGTAGTAGAGGCCCTGCAGCAAAAAGTAAGCTCATTAGAGCGTTATATGAATATGAAAGGGGAGAATATAAATGCAAATGAATCCGTTCACAATGATGCAAATATTCAATCAGCTTCGCAGCAACCCAAACCCGATGGAAGCAATGCAGAAAATGCTGGGGAACAATCCCCTGTTTGGGCGCGCAATGGAAATGGCGCAAGGTAAGTCTCCAGAACAGTTAAAAGAAACTGTTATGAATCTCGCCCAGCAACGTGGTATTGATCCTCAACAGGCTCAACAGCTTTTATCGCAATTTGGTATTAAAATCTGACCGGTGGCCACCAAAGGATTTTAAACAATAAATCTAAAGGAGATGTTCTATATGACTATGGAAGGTACTGGCGTAATGCCTGTATACGATTTGAATAACCGTACCGCAGCAGCAGACGGCGCAGGTTTTGGCGGCGGCTGGATGTGGGTAGTAATGTTATTCTTTCTGCTTGCCTGGGGCGGCGGTGGATTCGGTGGTTTCGGAGGCGGCGCCAATGGTGCTGTAAATACTTTGACTAATGAATTTCTCTATACCAATCTGAATAATACTTTAAATCAAGGTTTTACTCAAGTAGCAAACCAGAGCTTTGGCATTCAAAAAGACCTGTGTCAAGGTTTTAGCGGTGTACAATCTGCTATTGCTGAAAGCCGTTTTGCCGCTCAGCAATGCTGCTGCGAAACCAATCGTAACATTGATGCGGTTCGTGCAGAAAACTACAAGAACACTTGTGAGATCACGACTGCAATTCATGCAGAAGGTGAAGCAACTCGTGCTTTGATTACTGCTAACGTAATGCAGGAATTGCGCGATCAGCTACAAGCTGCTCAACTGCAACTTGGTAACGTTGCTCAAACTACCAACATTATCAACGCAGTACGCCCGTTCCCGCAACCGGCTTATATCACTTGTAGCCCTTATACGGCTATGAATGGCTATGGCTGCAACGGCTGTGGTAACTGCTAATATCCGCTGAATGCGTGACTAAGAAACAGGGGAGCTGTCACGCTTCCCTGTTTTAATTTAAGGAGATGAATTATAAATGGCAACTTGTAATTGCAGAACTATATTGACCACGTAGGATAGCGCAGGATATTCCTTCTACTGCTACAAATCTTATGCCAGTAGTTATTAAAATCGGTACTGGTGCTACTTTGTATAATGTAAATCGTAAATGCGGACATCATTTATATGCAAATCAGGTAAGAACGCGCCGTAATTATTCTTTGCTGGTAGCTGCTGACAGTGCAACCTTTGTTCTTGAATGCGGCTATATTGCTGCCTGCAATTGTGGTACTGTAACCGGACTGCCTGTAGCAACAGCAGAACCTGCAGAAGATAATACTGAAGTTCAGACCGTAAAAAATACTAAGGCGGTGAGCAAGGATGCATAAGTACGAAGATTATATTGATATCGTGGACGGCGATGAAATGAAAGAAGATGAAATAGATTGTATCGTCTGTGGAGCTTTGGAAAAACTTAAAGCACACGATGAAGATGATTATGAAGCTGTAATGATGAAAATTCATTGCGTAGCTCATGGACCACACTTCGATGAGCATCTTGCTAAAAAAGCCGTTTCGGAAATGAAAAATGTTGACGGCACTGCTGGCGAGCATTGGACGTTAGAAGAAACAACCCGTGTCATGGATCAAAATGGTATTAAAGCCAATAAGTATGATTGGTATTACTTATTGAATATGTTACATAGCGATTATTCTCACCTATGGGGAGAAGATGTTGCTCAGTATGTTAAATTTGCTAAAGCGTACATCAATGATCCTGATGCTGGTACAGGTAAGGTATTTTATCTGTGGAGAGCTGGGAAGCATCATCATCATAAATAAAGATTGCATAAAATAACCTCCCCAATTATGAGGAGGTTATTTTGCATTCGTCAAAAATTCGTCAAAAATAAGTTGCAGAAAGGTGTTAAAACCTGTATTTTAATTGTGACGTTAATATGTCATAAATGGCATAATAGCTACATTCTTCTGGAATTGGCTATAATTGTTTCATTAAATAGCACTTTATGATATAATATTATAATTGCCAAAGAACGACTTGTAAAGCGGGATTTATACAAATTCGTCAAAAATTCGTCAAAAATTTTCTAAAAAAAATTTGAGAGACGCTTCTGTGCATTTTCTCTCATTTCATCAGTGTAGTGTACATATGCCTTTAAAACTGTTTCAACTGTATCTCCCAACAATGCTGCGACCGTTTTAATATCAAAGCCACTGCTAAGTAATGTTGTAGCATAAGTATGCCTGAAGTCATGAATACTTGTGTCATCTTTTGTGTAAAGAGAAACTCTTTTTATAGAGTGATATGTCACATTCCAAAATACCATATCGCTGATGTGACGAGGATATTTATTCTTGTATTCAATTAAAACCGTTTGTAATCGCATAGGTATAGGTACAGTTCGATAAGAGTTATTGCTTTTTAATTCTTGTAGGGTCATAATATTTCTATTTGTAGCAACCATTTGTCGTTCTACTTTTAATGTTCCTGCATTAAAATCAATATCAGACCATTTCAAACCTGTTATCTCGCCAACCCTAAGACCTGCGAAAGCGGCGATACAACACGCTGTATATAAAGTATAGTTCTTGGATTTTAAACGTGCCAGAACAGCTTCTAAACGTTCTTTGGAAAGGGCGTTTATTTTTCTTTGGCCTTTTATTTTTAACGGATGTATCCCTATCGTAGGATCTTTAGTTATAAGTTCGTATGGAGATACCGCTCTTTTAAAAATAGTTTTTAGTTTTACGAGATACAAATTGGCGGTGTTTGCTTTCACTGGTAAAGAGTTAAATATTGATTGTATGTCGCTATGCGTTATGTCTACCAGATGCATATCTTTTAGTTCTGAAAAGGCTTTGATAGCGTGCTGGTATCCGAGTAGAGTGTTGTATGCTATGCTCCTTCTTATATCATTAAGATACATTGCGGAAAATTCACCAAAGGTTATTCTTGCAGTGCTATTGTCCATATATATTGGCGCATTTGCTTTAACTTCTTCTAGTAACTTATCGCCTGCTATTTTTGCTTCTCTTTTGGTTTTAAATCCTTGTTTTGATTTTTGCTTCCAACAACCACGATTATCTTTATAGGATAATATTACTTGAAATCCTTTATCTTTTTCTCTAAAAGTGAAATTATACTCCATTTTTTCACCTCCTATATTTTAAGTTTTTAAAGTGTTAAGTATTAAAATAAATTTATTGTTTAAGAAATTAGATTATATTATACTAACATTGCCGTTGTAAATATTTTATTTTTGTTATGGCTGCTACCGGGCGTTTGGTAGCGGTCTTTTTTTATTTCATTTAGCCTCGGGGAAAGATAAGATCCTTATAGAATTATCTTGTCCGTCCCCTTTCTTCGGGGACACTGGGTAATAATGTGATGCTCCTTGATTCCTAAAACATAACCAATCACTTGATTTAGCTCACCAGGCGAAAAATCTTTCATGTTGCATTCGATAAGCTTGATTGTTCTGGATAACAAAGTATCACGCTCCTAAACTGCATTTTTATTTTTTGATGTTTCTGCAGTTAGCAGTCCATCAATAAAGCCAATAACAATATATCTATCATTATCTTCAATTTTGCGGAACTTATCTATAAGAATTTTTTCCTGATCAGATAATACATAGTTATCTTCCTGATCGATATAAATAGGAGTGGGGCGTTCCATTTCTACATCGAATCCCATAAGCCAGCCTTCGTTTACATTTAATGCAACGGCTATCTTGTAGAGATTATTCTGTTTTGCCTTAAATTTGCCTTTTAAATATTGGCTAATAAGAGGTTGGCTTAATCCAGTTTTTTCGGACAGTTCAACTGGCTTTATGCCTGTGACATCTAACGCTTCTTGTAGCCTAGTGGCAAAATCAGTTTTTTTCATTGCAATCATCCTTCCTTCAACTATAATAGCACTGATATTAAGAAAAGTAAAGGATAAAATAAGAAAACTAAAATTTAGTATTGACTTAAGAAAGCTTAAGTAGTATAATCGTCTTAGAAACAGAAAAGAAAGGAGGAACGTTATGAATCCGCAATTTGATTATTCAAAGCTTAATGAAAAAATAATTAGAACATTTCTTACAAGAACTGCATTTTGTGAGGCTTTTGGGGTATCGACATCGAATCTGTCGTTGAAAATGAATAACAAACATTACTTTACTCAACCACAAATTGCTAAGGCTTGTTCATTATTGAAAATTCCACAATCTCAAGTTGGTAAATATTTTTTTACTACAAAAATTAAGAAATCTTAATAAAAGGAGCGCTGTTAAATGATTGTAGAATGTCCGCACGTTGGAATAAGAGAGCTGTCTGAAGCGTGGGGCGTTAGTGCTAGGACAGTAAAAGAATGGCTTGCTAGTGCAGGTATTAAAACAGTAGTACGTGGTCGGTATCGTATATCAGATGTTACGAGATATGCCGATCAGTACGGTAAGCCGAAACTTTCTAATCGAGAGCGATTAGAGGTAATGCAGCTACAAAAAGCTTTAGATAACGCTAACGCTGAAATAGCAGAACTGCAAGAATGTCTGTTGAAAGTGTCAGGAGTAACAGCTGACGCTGTTCAAAAGATAGTTAGGCAGATGAAAAAAGAAACTGAAATAGTAGAAATGAGGCAGAGCAGATGAAAGCATTAATAAAAGTAGCAGGAACAGCAGTAGTAATGAAAGAGAGTATTAAGGAACAGCCTTGTGTATGGTCTTTAACTGCTTTGGCTATAGCAACAGTAGTTAAGCTGATATATGACATAGGCTACGCTATGGGGCAGGTGGCAGGCTTATGATTAGAGATTTTACCGTAGCAACTACTGCAATATTTGTCGGAACATACATTGCTATTATGGCTGCTGTAGTGACTGTAGGGGTGTTGAGATGAGCTGCGAAGATGAGAAGTTAGAATGTGAATATTGTGATCATTGTCTGCCTATTGGCGAAGGTGATCATATTTGTGATAAAAACGAAGACCCGGTTATCGTCTTGTCTAAATACGTTCCTACTGAAGATTATTTGTATTGCAAAAGAAAAGAGCTACCGAAGTAGCAACTTCGATAGCTCAGGGTGGACATGTAAATTTTACTAGGTTTAGCGTCCACCTTCATTTTAGCAAAAGAATTGGAGGATTGCAAGTATGGATAAATTTGACGATTTAGTATATTCGCTGCGATATGAAGCAGAATCTATTTTAGAGAATCTGAAAGAAATGGATGATCTAGATGGTGATGAAGCCAAAGTGAGCATATTGCTGAAATGGATTAAAAATAGTGCAAACATTATTGAAGATAGAATTGAAAATTGGAGCGTGTAAATATGAAACTTTATGAAATTGATCAACAATTAGAACGGTTACTAGAACTTGACACTGAAAGAATGGTAGATGCTGAAACAGGTGAGATATTGACTGCCGAGGATATTGATAAGCTGCAGATGGATAGGGCTGAAAAAATAGAAGGTTGCCTTTTGGTAATAAAAAATAAACTTGCTGAAGCTGACGCTATTGATGCCGAAATAAAAAAGCTATCTGACAGGAAACGTAGTCTAACCAATAAAGCGATATGGTTACAGGAATATGTTGCTTCTAGTCTTAATGGAAAGACTTTCAGTACATCAAAGGTTGCTGTAACGTATCGGAAAAGTGAAGCAATCGAAGTCCTAGACATTGATAAAATTTCCCCAGAGTACATTAAAACTACTATTTCAGCTGACAAGACAGCAATTAAAAAAGCTATTAAGGCTGGCGAAGTGGTAGACGGAGCACAACTTATAGAACGAATGAATATGCAGATCAAGTGAGGTGGGAGTAATGAAAGAAATTAGATTACTTACAGCCGATGAAGTTGAATGCCGGATTGCTACGGTAAAAAAAGATAACAGCGGGTGTTCGCTTCTGTTATATAAAGATGCAAGAGTTGATATGCGAATTTTAGATGAAACGTTTGGACCGATGAATTGGCAGCGGCATCACGGACGGGATAACGCAAATTGTATCATTTCGGTGTGGGACGATGATAAAAAACAGTGGATCGAAAAAGAGGATACCGGCACTGAGAGTAACACAGAAGCCGCGAAGGGATTGGCAAGTGATAGTTTTAAACGCGCCGGGTTTAACTGGGGTATTGGGCGTGAGCTATACGATGCTCCGTTTATATGGGTGCAACTATCAAAGCAAGATTTATCTGCCAATGGGAAAATCACTGCAAAGTTTTTTGTGAAAGACATAGAGTACGATCGAACTAAAAGCGAGTTTGTGAAGCTAAAAATCGTGGACAGTAAGGGTGTTGTACGGTTTGAGCTGGGTAAAAAAGTTGATGTGCCTGTAGCGGAACATAAAGCAACATCACCTACACCAATAAATCAAACAAAGCCTGCTTTTCCTGATGAAAACACTGGTCCACAGTTTTTGATGTGTCAAGAATGCACAGTTGAAATTAGCAAAAAAGTACATGATTATAGCGTGCAGAAATTTGGCAGACCTCTTTGTATGAACTGTCAAAAGGCAGCAGCAAAATGAAGTTGGAAGGTTTAGGGATTCATCAGTTAAATAAATTTTGAAAAGAGGAATTAAAAATGGAACAAGTATATGGGAAAAAAGTTGAAAGTTATCATGACAGTACTGATAACTATATTGCTGAAAATGAAATCACTGTAACAATTACATTGAGCGAATACCGAAAACTGGTGCAGGAAGTGGCTACAAAAAAATATGATATCGACAGGGCGAACTCGGAAACGTACGAGGCAAAGCGCCAGCTGGAAAAATTTAAAAATCAATATTTCGAGGAATTAAAAAAAGAATATGGCGAAAATGCCGAAGATGAAGATTAACGCAAAGTAAGTGGGCGCAAAATGAAGATCACGGTGAAAGACCTTCAGCTGATTCAGACATGGCAGGGGACAAGTGTTGTGATTCCTCTGTCATCGTCAGAGGCAGAAGAGGTCGCAGAACTTAAGAAAAAGGCTGACGAGGGCAAACCCTTGCAGCTTGAATTAAAAATCGCTAGGAAGCAGCGTAGCCTTGATGCAAATGCGGCATTATGGTTTTTGCTTGGAGAAATGGCGGCTAAATTACGGACAAATAAAGATGCGCTATATCTTGAAATGTTGGGGCGATATGGAGTATTTACGCATATCATTGCAAAACCGAATGCAGCAGAACGATTTAAAGCTCAATGGCGTACTGTTAAGGAGCTTGGAGAAGTTACTGTTAATGGACGGACTGGTAAACAGCTGCAGTGTTATTTTGGCAGTAGTACTTATAATACGCTTGAATTTAGCCGGTTATTAGATGGAACGATTAATGACGCAAAGGAAATTGGTATAAACCTTATTTCTGATGCTGACAGGGCAATTATGCTTGAAGAATGGGGTAAGTAAAATGGCTAAGAGTATCATGCAGAGTAGAAAATACTGTTATAAATGCGGAATCGAAACAGGACTACATCTGCACCATATCTACTACGGTACCGGCAAGCGGAAAATAAGCGACAAAAATGGCTTTACCTGCTGGTTGTGTTGGAGGTGTCATAACTCAGTACATAATGGTGGAGTACTTGGAGATTTGTTAAAAAGCTCCTGTCAAAAGGTCTTTGAAAAAACCAACACCAGAGAAGAATTTATGAAGATTATCGGAAGAAATTATTTAGACGACTGAAAGGATTATTATGAACTACGTTGCACAGATGAATGCGTTTTGGAGCTGGCGGTTACTCAATCAACTTAATAGCCGAGCTGCTGATTTGTATATGGCATTATTGCACTTTAACAATTTAGGCGGCTGGAAAAAAGAGTTTACCGTGTCCAGCACGATGCTGCAATCGGTGTGTGGAATTTCTCGGACTGAATTAAGTAGGCATAGGAATACTCTAATTCAGATGGGGCTGATTTCATACCAGGGTGGCAAAGGTAGTCGATCAGGTTTTTATCAGATATTTGATTTGTGTATCGTATACCGAACACAAACTGATACACAACCTGTAACACAACTTGTAACACAACTTGTAACACAAACTGATACACAACCTGTAACACAATCTCGCGCGGAGAAGAAAGTATATATAAATAATATTATTAATAATAAACAAAACGAAAAGAAACAAGAAGCGCCTGATTGTGAACGGGAAGAATATTTTGCCCGATTTTGGGAAGCATACCCGGTGAAGGTGAAAAAGCCTGTAGCTAAAATCGAGTGGAATAAGCTTGTTGATCCTTGTGTGGAACTGTACGAAAAAATCATAGCTGCTGTTGAGCGGTATAAACAGACAAGCCGTTGGAAAGAGAACAACGGGGCTTATATTCCATACCCTGAAACATTCTTGCAAGACAGGCGTTGGGAAGATGAGATACGTGTTACAGAGCAGAAAAAAGAATGGGCATGGTGAGGTGATTTGAATGCTTGATATAGGCGATATAGAGGCTGCGTTTGTGGTATGGCGAGCAGCTGGCTTAACTCCACCACCGATGAATGATGTGCAGCGGGAAAACTTTATGGCTAAAACGTTGGAACAATACAAGTATACACAGGTTAATGATTGGGCGGAAGCTGTTGAGTGGGTGGCTAATAACAATACGCGCTGGGCAACGTGGTTCGACATCAATACAGCGCTGTCTATAGTCCGGCAGAATAAAATTGGCGCAGAGAAGAAGGCTATTGAGCGTAATTCTAAAGCGGCAAACGAGTTTGTTAAAAAGTTGTTTGCTGATCTTGCTGCCGGTAAAACATTTGGCGAACTAAGGCAGCCGGTGAGCGATAAAGTTAGAGCTGCAGCAAAGAGGATTTTTCCTGATGCCGATGATAGCTTTATAAAGCGTAATTACAACGATATCAGCTTTATCGCAGACGTTGAACGAAAATGCGCTGAATGTATTAACACTGTTGATTGCCCATACAGCGGACATCAACCGTTTTTGAGAGTAGACAAAGAAAGCGGATTTACTTATGTGGTTGCTGATCGTGAGCGGTGTTATAAATATCATCCGTTAGTGCCTGATGTAGTACCAAAACGGTCAACCTGTCGTCAAGGTGATTTAGCTAAAGTTTAAAGGAGCGGTAACTATGAAAAAGTATGAGTTGACAGCAGAGTTTATAGAAAAATGGGGCAAGAAATTATTTAGGATTAAGGCTTTAATTGGCTTTGGAAGTGTTGAAGCTGGTGAACTTGGTGGATATGTGGAAAAAGAAGATAACTTAGCGCAAAATGGCAACGCTTGGGTGTTCGACGACGCTGAGGTGTACGGCAACGCTAGGGTGTACGGCAACGCTGAGGTGTACGGCAA